CGCGTCGATGATGTCGATCTGCGCCGCGCGAACAGTCTGACGCTCGGCATCGGTCAGGTAGTTGGCCGCCGTATCCCCGAACACACCACGGGCCAGTTCCACGCCGAGCGTCGGGTTGGCGGCATCACGATCCTCGTCGACGGCTCCCGCCAGGCGCAATGTCGCATCCTTCACGCGACCGGCGAGAAACCCCGCGGTGCGCTCGCTTTCTGTGCCCATTGCGGCGGCGGCTTCCGCCCGCGCTTCCGCGCGGCCAGCGCGAGCTTCTGCCCTTGCCGCACGATCAGCAGCTTCTTGAGCCATACGAATGCGCTCAGCAGCCATAGCCTGATCTTGTTCGGCGCGCTGTTCTGCCGCCTTTTTGTGAGGGTCCGGCGGGCCGATAGGTCGCACACCGCCAATAGTGGCCGCAGGCTTCTGGCCGATGAGGTCGCCGAACGGGTTGTCGCTCACTGAACCTGGACTCCCCATGCTTCGAGGCGGCGGAACACTTCTTCGACGTTCGCGCCCTGCTCTACGGCCTCACGTGCTTGCGAAAACAGCTCGGTGTCGGACTTGCCTTCGGGGCGTGGCGGATGCTGAACAGGCGCGGCCTGCGGAACAGTGATCTGCGGCAAGGCCAGTGAGGGACGCCCCTGCTCGTCAGTTATCGGCTTGCCGTATTTGTAGAGGATCAGTTCGCCGACCGCCTTGACCCCTTCGGGACTGGACGGGTCGATGCCGAGAGATTCAATGTCCTGCTGGATCGCAGTCCGCTTGTCGGGGTCTTCCATCGCGTCGATGATGAAAAGCTGCTGCTTGGCCCAGTCCGGGTCATACTGCTGCGGGATGCCGGACAGATCGAGGCCCATGTTCTGAGCCGCCCCCACCGCCTGCTGCCAGCCTTCCGGGGATTGCGCAGCGTGCTTCAACAGCCGCCGGAATGTGCCCGCATCGGCTTGCTGCTGCTTTGCCCGCTCCGCGGCCTGAGCCGCCGCGTCCCGCTGCAACTGGATACCCACGCGCGGGTCCGCCTGCATGATGGGCTTGATCGTCTCGGGCTTGGCAGGATCGTAAGCGGCGAGCGCGTTCTTGTATTCCCGTTCCTCGGTGCGCTGGCGGGCGATCTGGCCGAACTGCAAACCCGTGGCGAGCGCGTTCTGAAAGCCGTTGCCGCCCGCTAGTCCCCACTGGATCATGCCGTCACCTTCCGAAGAGATAGCCGCCAGCCATGCCGAGCGCGTTGGCAAACGGGTTGTTCTGGCCTGCGATAAGCTGTGCGTTGGCGCGCGCGTCGGCGGCGCTCTGATTGTTTGCGCTGACTTGCCCGACGAAGTTCTGTCCGACACCCGCCAGCGCCGAACCGGCCCCCAAGCCCATCTGTGCGCTGTTGCCGACCTGGCCGAGGTAGTTGCCGAACTCTTGGCTGGCGATGTTCTGGCCGTATTCCTGAGCCGCCTTCAACGCGGCACCGGATTGGAGCCAGCCTCCCGCTGCGGCATTGCTGTTGAGCGCGCCCAGGCCTTCGCCCAAGCGGAACTGATAGCCCGTCGAGTTGCGGAATACGTCGAAGGCGTTGGCGGGGGTCTGTCCGCCGAAGCCTGTCGCCGGGGGCATGGTGTTTTCAATCGGCGGGCTGTAGCCGATCGCTTCGGCCTGTGAGCGGGCGTAGGGCATGGGGGCGAGCGCATTGGCGCCCTGATATGCCGGAGCGGCAGAAACGGCCTGAGCGGGCGCCTGAGGGGCATTTTGAGGCGCCCCAAGCCCGAGGAGCGCGTTGTAGTGATTGAACGCCTGCGCGCCCCCCTGCGCATAGGGCGAGAGAATGGCCTTGTTCTGCCCGTAGATGTCCCGCGCGAGGGCGTTGTTCTCACGCGATGCGGCAAGCGAGGTGTCGGCGGCCTTCGATGCCGCTTTCTTCTGCGAGCTGGCGGCCAGCGCGGACCCACCGGCCGCCGCAGCCAGCCCGATTGCCGTCATCGTTCCAATTGCCATCAGAAAACCCTCACATACCCGTGTTCAAGGGGCGCATATCCGCGCCGTTGGTAGAGCCGCCCCGTCCGTTCGGGCTCGACCGCTTCGAGCGTAATCATCCGCAAGGAATGGCAGTGCACCGCGCACCATTCTTCGAGCGCCGAAAGCAGCCGCAGCCCTTCGCGTCCCTCGCTCCACCAAAACAATTCCTGCGCGATGATGTGCGCCCGGTTGAACGGGTGCCGTGTCGACGTCGCCCCGATGGCCCCGCTGTCCCCGATGAACACCGGATGCCCGCCCTCGATCAGCGCGGCGAACGTCTCCGCCATGCTGTCGGGATCGTAACCCACATGGTCCGCCAGCTTGGCCTTCTGCGAAAACGTCTCCCCCATCTCCAGCAGCTTCGGAATGTCTGCGGAGCTGGCGGGCCGGATCACCCGCGATAGTCCCTGTAGTAGTCGTATTTCTGCGCGTAGAAGTCCCCAAGCTCGGGATCTGATTGCGTGAATGTGTCCTCGACTGCTTCGCTTGCTGCCGTGGCCGTCTGTTGGGCTGCTGCCGCCTGTTCCTGCGCCGCCGCCGCCTTCGCTTCCGTCGCCGTCAGCCGGGCCAAAATGCTTTCCTGGTCGGTGTCGCGAATGTCGATTGCGGTGAACGTCGCGATCAGCCGGTCCACCATTTCCTGCCAGATGTATTGAAACCGGGCCGAAGGCGAACCATCCGGGTTCACAATCGGCTCCCCGGCCATCAGGTAATCGAGCGACGGGACCGTTACCCGTTCGGCAGACGGCGCACTCCCTATCGCAAACGCCGCCGTCCCGCCGACGACATGCAGCATCACCCCGCCCGGTGTGAACCGGAACGGCGAAATGCCTACATCGCCGCCTTCGATCTCGAGTTCTGCGGTGCCGGGCGAAAAGCTAGGCACTGGCAGGCCGAATGGTGAACAGCGTGCTCGCCGTCACGGTGAACGGCACGCCATCGGGCACCGCATAGCTCACCCCGTAGTCGGTATAGGCTACCAGCTTGTTGCTGGCCGTGACGTTGCAGATTGCCACATAGCGCGCGGGGTCGAAATCCGCGCCGCTCGGCGTCCAGACGAACTCCGGGTGCGAGACGGTCAGCACGCCATCGGTTTCGTCAACGGTGAAGGCCCCGATGGTCTTGACCCCGTAACCCCCCGTCCCGCTGATCTGCACGATGTCGCCCAGGATCGTGTCCGTCAGGTCCGGCGCCGTGTTGGTCAACACCGCATAGAGGGCATCGTTGGCGAAATCGTGCGCGCCCGCCGCCATGTCCGGCAGGAGGCAGTTGAACGTCACCCAAGCCATCTACCATGCCTCGTTGATTAGCACGTCCGACACGCGGACACTGACAGGAGCCGTCACCCGGAACTCGGAGAGGAACGCCGGGCTGTCCGCCCAACCCAATCCCCGCCACTCCGGCATTTCCCCATACGAACCCTGCTGTTCGAGGCTCACGCCATCCCACGCGCCGAAGGTTCGCCCGCCGTCCTCGCTAAGCCTCATTTCCATTTCCGGTTCGCGGTAGGTGCCACTCAGGTAAGGCGTCTGCCCGACCTCGCACCGCACCCGCAAGTTATCGACCGTCACGCCCCCGCCGTTGATCGGCGTGCCCGCGCGGAACCGACGCTCGAGAATGCCGTCGGTCGCCAGCGCGTCGCTGTAGTCGGTGCCCCAGGCCAATGTATCCCCGCCATAGGCCGAACCGAACACGCCGCCCGCAAAGCATTGCGCCGCCCAATTGGCCCGCCCGTAGGTCTGGTATTCGCTCCAGCCCTTCGACCGGGGCGACCACACCTGCGTTTCGCCGGTCCCGTCCTCGAAACCGAGCCTCAGCGCCAGAAACTCGCTGCCGTCCTCCATGAAGGTGAACAACCGCACCCGGTTGGCCCGCCCGATCCGCGCTTCCAGCCCTTCATTGCTGAAAATCGCGTTTTCCTCGCCGTAGCAGACCTGGTTTTCATCGCTGACCCAGACCAGGACGCCGCCGATCTCGGTCATGCAGCCCGTCGCCTTGACCCCCCGGTTGATGACCCGCCCGCGTATCTGCTGAAACGGCAGGTTCGCCCCGCCCGTCGCCATGTGCGGCTCGATCGTCTCTGCCCCGCCGAGCCACAGCACCCCGTTGATGAACACCGCGTCGAGCAACCTGTCCGGCTGCGATTCCGCGCTGGTGAAGTCCAGCGCCTCGATGTCCGTTTCCAGCGGGTCGCTGTAGTAATACTTCTGCGTATCCCCGCGAAGGGCAATCGCCCGGCTGTCCGCTACCAGCACCTTGATGACGTTCGCGGCGTCGGGGAACGCAACCGAAGCCACCGTTGTCCCGTCGTAGGTCCACAGGCCTTGCCCGCCAGCGGCGAACAGGTATCCGGCATATCCTGCAAGGCTCCAAGGCCCCGCACCGTTCAACGTGCCGACTTCCGCCCCTTCGCGGTAGAGCTTCGTCCCCGATACACCGTAAAGCGCGCTGTCCAGAACCCCATCGGCCTTGAACAGCGCCTTCACTGGGCCAGCGCCCATCGTGACACCCCGGCTTACAACGCCAGGGCGAGATAGCAGGATCACCCCCTTCGTCTCGGTAGGGGCGCTTTCGGCCCGCAGGTTGATGACCGGCAGCTCCGGCAAGCCGCCCTTGCCCCGCTGGTAGCTGGACAAGCCGAACTGGAGCTGCACTAGGGCGTCCCGCCGTCGAGAACGAGCGTATCGTCAGGCGCGACGAAATCGGTGTCGTGCAGAACCCATGTGCGCCACTGGTTAGGATAGTCAGCGCCATACTTGAGGCGCAAAGCCTGCTTGAACCCCGCGGCGGCGCGCACAACCGCCGGGCGGGGCGCGTCCATGAACGGGGTGTGGATTTCCATCGCCAGGCAGGCGGCAAGCCCCTGCAAGCCGTGCTGCGATAGGGGGGCCGGGTGATTGGCCGTCAGTCCCTCGGGACGAAGCCACTGGCCCCCGGAATAGAGATAGGCGTATTCGACCCCGCCTACAGGGATGATGACCGCTGCGCCCTCGCGCGCTTCCCATGTCGATCCGTTCCAGTCCCCATCGGTCGTGGGGATCGTCATGGCCTGACCGTCGATGGTCGTGTCGTAGCCGTCGAACTCGTAGGCACCGGGATAGGCGCTTTCACGTTTCCCGAACATGCCGCCGAACGCCCATTGCGAATAAAGCGAGCGCAGGGCTTCCATGGCGAAGTCGGTTTCCGCCGCGGTCGGCTCGCGCTGGACGCCACGAATGCCCGCAAGGCGGTAAGCGCGGATCACAGCGTCCCGACAAGTGTAGGCCATGTGACCCGCGCTCCCCTGTTACTTGGTTTCTTCGACGGCGGCCTTGCCCTCGTCGCTTTCCGCCGCGCCCTGCACCTTGAAGTGCGGGTTGCCGACGAACTTGGCTTCGAGGTGCGCCGGAACTTCGGTGAACTTGTTCTTCTCGAACGTCAGGCCGTGGGCCTCGAACGTCTCGGGAAGGTTCCCCGCTTCACCCGGCTGCGTCGGGTCGCCAATGAACTTGGCTTTCATGCTCAGTCTCCTTGAAAAAGAGGGCGGCCGAAACCGCCCTCAAGCTCAGTCGGGGTAGCCGACCCCGTCATCCTCAACGACGTAGTAAAGGAACAGTTCGAGCGTGCCCGCTGCCCCCGTTGCCGCGTTGGTCGACGGAACGCCCACGATCAGCGTCGGATCGTCGTAACGGTGCCCGAAGCCGGTCGTTGCCGTCATGCGAGCAATGCCCGCCGCCTGGCCCACGGTCGAAGCCGCGAACAGACGGTCGGCATCGTCCGCATCGCCCACGTTGAACGCGAGCGTCGGGGTGCCGTTGGTGTCCATGTCGGTGCCCTTGAGCACCGCATCGACGATCCGCGCGTAGTGCGGGACATAGCCGAACTCGATGGTGTCGCTCGTGGTCAAGGCAGCGGAAATCGTCACCTTGAACCGCTGGCAGCGGACAGTCCCCGCCTCGCCATGCGAAGCGATCGGCATTTCATCCTGAACCTGCTGGCTCTGATAGGTTGCCATTGGTCAGTCCTCCTTACGAGTCAGCGGCGGCGGAAACGTAGCCGGTCACGACCGAACGCTGCACGCCATCCTGGTTGATCTTCTTGACCCCAAGCAGCTCCTCGATGCCGACGCCCTTGCGGAAATCGTAGTCGGTGAGCCGGGTCTTCGACTGCGGCATCTGGCCCCAGGCAATGGCAATCGCGCCACCGCCGGCCAGATAGGCAGGCTCGACATCGGACGACGAGGCACCGACGCCCGCCAGCACCGGGATTTCCGGCTCCTCGCGGATGATGACGCCGCGCACCAGCAGGTCGCCGCCCTGGAAGAGCGGGTTGCCGCTGTTGACGCCGCGGGCACGGGCCTCACGGTCGATCTGCGTAATGGTCGAGTCGTTCTCCAGATCGCGGAAGGTCCGCGAACCGACGAACAGCACGAACCATTCCTCGCCGGCCGCCTGGTCGCTCTGATAAGGCGTAATCATCGCGTCCTTGGCGATGCGCTTCATCTTAGTGACCCAGGCGTAGTTCGCCTTGTCGTTGGTGGTGTCGATGTTGGCGAGCGAGGCCGAGTGATCGTTCGACGAGTTGTTGGACAAGTCCTTGCCGAACAGAACCCGGTCGCTGTTGAGCGCGAGCCAGGCATCCTTTTCCGCCTCGGAGGCCGAAGCGTAGGGGATGGTTGTGCCCGTGCTGGTCGTCATGGCGCCGAATTCACGGATGATGTCCGAACGCAGCAGTTCCGATTCCCACACGCGGAGCGCGGGCTTGGCCGCGTCCA